TCGTATTCTTCTGATAAACTGTAACAGTACGTTAATTTACTTTTGTGTATTTCTTTTAACATATCTTTGTTATTGAGATAGTTTTGTTTTCTCATTAAATGGTTCCTTACTTTGTGTTAATTATACTACCTAAGATAGAGCTTGTCAATAACTACACAGTTATTTCTACTATAAATACAAGTGTAGGAGACTTCGATGAGATATGCACAACTAAATGAAGACATAGCTTCTGATATTGCTGTTTTTTATGGCGGCAGATTTCAGCCTATGCACAAAGGTCATCATAAGGTCTATATGGATCTAGTGGAACAGTTTGGTTCCTCTAATGTATTTATCGCTACTACAGTTAGCAAAACTGCAACAGCGGATCGTGATCCATTTAGCTTTGATGAGAAGAAAAAGATAATGAATGAGATGTTTGGGATACCAGAAAAACAAGTTGTGCAAACACAACCCTACAGACCCGATGTTAGTTTAACTGGTAAAAATCCAGCTAACACTGCGGTAGTACTAGTTTTTAGTGCTAAAGATGCAGGTAGACTAAAACGTGGAGGTTTCCTAAGAGATTATGAATCAGGTGCTGAAATGGTGCCTAGTGACCAAGGAGCATACATCCTTGAAGTAGGAATACAAGAAGGCGGCATGAGTGCTACTGATTTTAGAACAGTAATGAAAAATGATAGTTTGGATGACAATCAAAAAATGATGAAGTTTAGAGAATTTTTTGGAAGTATTAATGCTAATGTATTTGATTTTGTAAAGGATAAGCTAAATGGCAGTGCTGGCTGAAAACAGAGCAAAGTTAACACTGAAACGAAGTGCACCAGGAATTTATTTTAATGGACCTGCAAGTCCATTACGACAACATAATGGTATATTATTTCCGTATCAGCCTGATATCACTTATCAACAAAGTGTTGCATATAGTCAATATGATATGGTACATACAAATTATACGTTTAATGCTTATAGAAATACACCTAGTCCGAGTATACAAATGAATGCACAGTTTGCTAGTGTGACAGAAGAAGAAGGAGCTTACACATTAGGTGTAATACACTTTTTGAGAAGTATTTCAAAAATGTTTAGTGGATTAAATCAAAGTTTTCCAACAGCAGGTACTCCTCCTCCCGTATTAGAATTTAGTGCTTTTGGAACAGAACAGTTTTACAAAATTCCAGTTGTGGTCACTGCTTTTTCTGTTAACTTCGACAGTAACGTGGATCTTAAATTATTTAAAGGTGGGCAACAGCTTCCAGTCTTACAAAATATGTTTATTGATTTGTCAGTACAACAAAACCCTGATAGACAAAAAAGAAAATTTACAACCAATAGTTTTATTGGAGGACAAGCATATAAGGATGGATTTATCTAATGGCAGTATCTTATAGCAACACCAGTAACTATTCAACAACCGGACTTAATCGAAGAAACTTGGACTTATATAATCCTAAAATTAGTGCTGATAGTCTAGACGAAGAAACACTCACTATTATCATACAGAATAAATTTGATAGACGTCCTGATTTGCTAGCATTTAACTTGTATGGCAGTGCAAGACTATGGTGGGTATTCACACACTATAATAGAGACATAATAAAAGATCCAATATTTGATTTTAAGGCAGGTACAAAGATAGTGGTTCCAAAGACCTATCGAGTAACAGGATCTAGCTAATGGCTAAACAAAATATCTATCAAGACAATGTTCTTAACCAGTATGACAACTACACTTATAACTGGGCAATTCACATGGTTCATCCTGCGAATGCCCGCAAGTTTGAGAAAAACATAACTGAAAATAATGTTAAAACTATCGCTCATAGTGGTGTAGAGTCGGAAATTAACATTGAAGGTGTTGAACAGATAATGAATCTTGCGTTTAAGCAAAATCAAGATAGAAGTAGTTTTGCAAACATGTTTGGCATACAGTTATCTGAACCAGGTGGCGCAACATTGTTTACTAGGATTATTAAGGCAGCAAGAGATTTAGAAATCGAAAATCATTTAATGGCATGTTATCTACTAGAACTAAAGTTTTTAGGATATGACGAAAACGGTCAACCACTAGTATGTGATGTTGGTCCATTTTACTACATGACGCATATGATAAATTTAAGTTTTAGCTATGCTGACGGATCAACAACATATACGGCTGATATGCTCGAAACACATCAACGAGCATACGAAACACAAACACTACATATTAAACAAGAAATACCTAATCTAACAGCCAGCACGTTTGGAGAATTTTTAACTGCTTTAGAAAAAGAAGTAAACGAACAAGAACAAAGATCTACTTTTGCAAGTCCTAGTAAAGATATATTTGACGACTATAAACTAGGATGTAAAGAAACAGCTTGGTTAGATCTTCCGTTCGGAGCAACTGGTGCCGGAGGCGATACTTCTTTAAGTAGTGTTAGTGTTAAAGGAGATGGCACACTTACATTTAACATTAAACCAGGTACTAGTGTTAGTGATGCGATGGTTGTAGCACTATTACAAACTGATTATTTTAGAAAACTTCCCACAGCTGAAGGTGGTTTTCATAAAGATCATCCAGATGATGCAGAAGCAAAGCCAAAAACTTTTAAGGATCTTAGTCAATGGTTTATATTTGATAATGAAGTACTGTTTGGGTTATATGATAAAACAGCAAAACGATATTCCAAAACGATACACTATGATCTTCATAAATTTGTAGTTCCTGAACTAAATCATGATGCTATTAGTTACCAATCAATGCTATCAGATGCGAGTGTGCAGAAAGAAAGACTTAAAAAAATTCTTGACAACGGATTATTAAGAAAGCGGTTTGATTATACATATACTGGATTGAATACAGAAGTACTAGGATTAGACGTAACATTAAACAATACATACTATCAGTTACAAGCAATAAACAGCGGTCGATTAAGTGCAAGAGCAAAAGCTATTGGCGGCGCAAGCGGATCAAACGACGAAATCAATGTTACACAAACTGAATATGAAACTATAAAGAAAAAAATTGATGCCAACAAAGTTAAAATTGAGAAACTTAAACAGCGAGCAGTAGAAATTAGAGAAAATCGATCAGGACAAAGTCCTGGTCGTGCTACTGCAGAATTCGGCAGCACTGAAGGAGCAGAAATAGCCGCTCGAGAAGCTGAACAAAATGCTCAAGCACTTGAAGAAGAAAATAAGCGTAACCAAGAAGAATTAAGTGAAGCATTTAAAAAATCTCTAAAAGTAGTTCAAGACTTAAAAGATAAAGAAACTTTAAGGAAAATACAACCTGTTAAGAAAAGATACATAACACAAAGTGAACTAGTAGGACAAAATATACAAAATGAAAAAGATCAAGAGTTGCCTGTCAGTTATCTTCCATTACCGATCAGCAGTAAAGCTAACGCAGGTCCTGATGTTGGCGATACTGCCGGAGCAGTACTTTTAGGTGCCGTTGAACTAAACTTAAACACGATGGCCGATCTAGTACAACAACAAATACAGATTAGAGGAGATCCGTATTGGTTAGGTAAACCTAAATCAGCTCATACTGTACTGAACGAAGTTAATGATGTAACTGGTAAATCAGGTGCTAACTATACAATGGGCGGTTGTATGTATTTCTTAAATATGAACTTTCCAACTTATCCAAGTCACGAAACTGGATTAATGAACATTCCGGAAGCTAACTTTGGAATAATTGGACTGTATCGTGTTTATAGAGTTGTAGCTAATTATAGAGACGGTCGATTTGATATGACTATAGAAGCATTTAGAGATACTAATTCTAATATTGGACTACTTTGGGAAGAAATTTCAACTGGTCGAATTGATACAAACCCAGTTAGACAAGAAGAGCCTTACAAAGAACAAAGAGATAGACCAGGTGATAGAGGATTTATTCCAGGTGCTCCGGAGCCAGGAGATGACCTAGGAACAGTAACAGATGGAACTGGAAATGGGACTGTGACAGAAGCTCAACCAACCGTAGCTGGTGTTAGAAAACAACTTATTGCAAGTGACTTAAAGCAAATACTAACAACAGCTGGACAAGAAAGTGGACTTAATGTTAAAGTTACAAGTGGCGGACAGCCAGCTAAAGGCACAAGTACTAATAGAGTAGGAACTACCAGACACGATAACGGTCATGCAGCTGATATCGAACTAAGCGGAGCAGATGGCAGAGTACTAAGTTTAGATAATCCAGCTGATGTTCCACTAATACAAAATTTTATTATAGAAGCAAAGAAAGCAGGAGCAACTGGTATTGGTGCTGGAAATGGATACATGGGAAATAATAAGATACATGTTGATAATGCAGCACAATACGGACAAGCTGACGGCGGATCTAGTTATTGGGGAGGACTTCCGGATGATCAAGGACGCATCAGACGAGATAATGCACCACAGTGGCTTAAAACAATTATGACAGGATAACAATATGAGATACATGGGTAAAAATAAGACAAGCGGCGGCGTACCTAAAATGTACGATAAATCAACTAACGTAGGTGGCATACACAAACAAACAGGATTATTTCTTGCTAAAGTAATGGATATTGTTGATGATAGATATGAAGGATTTCTTTATGTTGAGATTATAGGACATGAATATTTAGGTGATTATAGTACTAGCGCCGAAGACCGAAAACGATATGTTCGTGTTAGAAGAGCAAGCCCGTACGGAGGACATTACCAAGCCTCAGGTCATACTAGATCATACGGTATGAGCAGTCATCCGCCTGCTCCAGGTACAGAAGTATTAATAGCATTTGTACACAATAGTGATGTAGGTATATTAATTGGAGTTCTTCCTGATACTACTCGTAATTCATCTATTCCGTCAAATCCAGCTGGATTTGTAGAAGGCGAAGATGATGTACCTGCACATTGTTTTGACCCAAGTCCTCTCAAAGATCCAGGCAAAAATGAAAGACCTGAAAATCCTGAGCAACGTTATGTTAACGAACAAGGTATACCATTAGATACAATTAGAGGTTTGAGTAGTAGCAGTCAACGAAGAGAAAGTCCAACTAATGTTTTTGGATTTAATACACCAGGCGGGCATCAATTTATTATGGATGACGGCACACGAGCAAATACTGACGAGTGCCTGACTCCTGATAAAAATAGAAAACAAGGACTGAGTAACTTAACAAGAATGAGAAGTGGAAAAGGCGCACAACTTTTGATGCATGATGGAGCAGAGATAGTTTATCTTTCAAATCATAGAGGTAGTTGTTGGATACAACTTAACGGTAACGGAAACTTAGATATCTATACAGACAATGATATTAGTATGCATACCAAAACAAATTTTAACTTGCATGTTGAAGGAGATTTTAACTTAGATGCAGATACGATTAATATGAAAGCTAGAGGTGATGGTGGTACAACTATAGAAAACCTTAAAGGTGAATTTAATTTACATGCAAACAAAGATATTAAATTAACTACAGATCTCAACGGACATATCAAATGTAAAGGTAATATGAGAACTACAGCCAAGATGATTGATATGAATGGTCCTGAAGCTACAGAGTCAACAAAAATTGAAGATAACAATATAACTACTAACCGAGACATTAAACAAAGTATTGCTGATCGAGTTCCAGAACACGAACCTTGGGGCGGGCATACCGAAGAGCAAGAAATTTTACCTTGCGTTGCTAGTCCAAACATTGATCTATTAGCTATAGATATTGATATCAGTCAGATTAGAAATACTTCAACCCAACCGCCTAGGACTGTATCAGAGTCTGATGGTTTCTCAACAACGTTAGAAGGAGACGAAGCTATTGCCAATTATTTTGAGCCAAAAATTATTAAAAACCCAAGGGCATTTACCCAAGATGATATAGATCGAGTTGAATCGTTACGTGGCTTTAATGAATCAATTGGTGGAGGAGCTGCTCAAGTTGAGCTTACCGACGGAGAAAGAGCATATGCAGTTTCAAAAGGATACACAGGGTCGTCAGCAAAACAAACATTTAGAAGAGGTGGTCCTAGATGACAACTACTGTAGATAGAAAATTTCAAACAGTATGGACCGATTATATTGTAAAAGATACAACAGCTTATACAACCGAAATTGATGTAACTAAATTAACAGCAAGTGATAATGCTATATCTTTAGCACTACATTTCTTCAGCGGGTATAGTGGTTTTGACCAAACTGCATACGGAGAAGGTAATTTTAGTCAAGGGTTAACTGAACAACAATCATACGACAGATGGCTTACAGCTTTTAATAAACAACAAACTATTGTGAAGAAACAAATTACACAAAATAGTATTGAATCTCCGGCAGTTATACCTGCATTACCACAATCTGTTTACGATGGACTAGTATTGCATCATTGGGCAACAGGAAGAGTTTTTACTATTGAAGCAAATGAAGCTACCTATGAAATGTTATCAGTTTTAAAAGCTAAAGATTATGATACTATTGCAAGCATGATGATGCGTAGCTCTAAAAATCGAACTCTTTGTGTTAAAGCTGCTACAGTTTTAAGATTAGCAGATTACGGATCTTTTAAATCTAGGACCTTGTCAAGGACAACTGGAATACATCAAATGCGTTCATTCAATGAAAGAGATGCCTTATCCCCTGAACAATTACGCAGAGCTAGATTTGCATATTATGCCGAAACAGGTAGTTTTTTACCTTTTAGTCCAGAAAGCATACAGCGTGATGTTGTTAAAGAATACAACAAGACGCTATTAACTAAGAACTTTACATATAGTGGCACTAGTACGTTTACATTAGAACAAACTGCCAGTATGAGTCCGGTAGAAAAGCTATCAGTTACTATAAATGGAGAGATTCAACAGCATTTTTATGACTTTACTATAGTAGATGATCAACTTACAATTAGTAAAACTATGAATACTGGCGATATCATTGCAACTACCATTAAAATATAAACTCAGCAGTTAATTCTACCATAAATACTTGTATGGTAACGTATATAGGATATAGCACAGTAGGCACAACATACGGTAGTAAAACACTAACTGATGTTGATATTGCTCGAAGAGATTTATTAAATCATTTTTACACTCGCAGAGGAGAACGTGTACAAAATCCTACATTTGGAAGTATACTTCCGGATCTAGTATTTGAACCTCTTGATGCACAGACAGAGCAATTAGCAATCGACGACGTCGAAACAATAGTAAACAATGATCCACGATGGAAACCATTGGAAACACTACTAACAAAACCTGATGAGCATTCATTGAACATTAAGGTAAGGCTTGAGTATATCGATACAGGAACAGCAGAAGAATTGTTTCTAAATTTTATAGGTGAAGAATAATGGCACAAGGCGCAAGACAGAGTAGTTTATTTGCCGCAGAGGACTTTAGCGTAGCATACGAAAGTTTCAGCGAAGCAAACTTTCAAGCATATGATTTTGAAACCATAAGAAACGCTATGGTTGATTATATAAGCACAAACTATCCAGAAAACTTTAATGACTACATTAATAGCAGTGAATTTATAGCACTACTAGAACTTTTAGCATTTTTGGGACATAACTTAGCATTTAGAGCAGACTTAGCTAGCAGAGAAAATTATCTTAGCACAGCAGAACGTAGAGATAGCGCCTTGCGTATTGCTGAATTTTTAGGATACAAGCCAACTAGAAATGTTGTTGCAAACGGATATTTAAAAATTGACAGTGTAAAAACTGACGAAGCTGTGTTTGACACAAATGGCAATAGTCTAGCTAATAGTACTGTACAGTTTGAAGACTTAACTGATACCAACAGCTATCAAAACTTTCTATCCATTATGAACGCAATATTTCAAGCAAGTAGTCAATTTGGTTCACCTTATAGTAGTTTTAGTACTACTGGAGTTACCAACGAAATTTATAGAACAAATAGCACATCTAATACAGCTGAAAGAAACTTTTCAAACAAAGTTAATGGAGCACAAGCTAATTTTAGTTTTTATAGTCCAGAGTATAACAACACCACACAGACAGTAAACGAAAAAACACCTAACCCTTATGCAGTAGTTGACTTTTTGTACAAAAACGATAGTAGTGGTAATAGCAGTCCTAACACAGGTTTCTTTGTAGGATTTAAACAAGGACAACTAGAACACAAAGACTTTCAAATTACAGAAGGTCTACCAAATTTGGTATTAGATATTAATGCTGATAACGTAGCAAATGGAAATGTTTGGGTACAAACAATAGACGAAGTAGGTCAAATTCAAAAGAATTGGACACAAGTAGACAGACTATTTGGAAACGGAACATTGTTTAATGCAAAGAACAATGCTATTAGAGATATTTTTAGTGTTGCAAGTAGACAAGATGATCAAATTAGTGTTGTGTTTGCTGACGGCAATTTTGGAAATACTCCACGTGGGATTATTAGAGTATGGTATAGAACTGGACTTAATCAAACATACAGCTTAACTCCAGACAGTTTTAACACTACTAGTTTTACACTTAGATATATTGGATCAAACGGAAACACATACAGTGCAATGTTTAATGCAAGTTTAAAAACAAATGTTACAAATGCAAGTACAAGAGAAAGTGTAGCAAGTATTAAAGCTAACGCTCCTCGATTCTTTGCAACACAGGATAGAATGGTAACAGCAGAAGATTACAGCATTTTTCCTGTAACAGTAAGTGAAAACATTCGTAAAATTAAAAGTATTAATAGAGTACATAGTGGACACAGTAGATTCCGTGACATATATGATCCAACAGCAACTTATGCAGATGCAATACAATATACAGATGACGCTTACTTGTACGAAAATAATATAACAACTAGAAGTGTAATTAATTTACCTACTAACTTGTCAGGCGCAAGTATATTCAACAAACATATCAAACATCTCCTTGCTAATCCTGAAGTAAGTAATTTCTACTATAACAGACAAGGTTATAGTACTACAACACATGATGCACAAACAGATTTTTCAGATAGTACAAGTGGAATAACATACTTGGGTACATCTGATGCTAATACATTTCGTTGGACACAAGTAACAAAAGGCGCAAACGGATGTAGTGGTTACTTTACATTAAATTCAAATGTACAACGAGTAGGATTAACAGCTACAAACAGTTTGAAAAAAGCAGATCTCAATGGACTAGTGGAATTTATTAGTAGTCCTTATAAAGAAGGTTATATTAGTGTAGCTACTGTTACCAATGGAGGTAGCGGATATACTAGTACACCTACAGTAACAGTTATAGGAAAAGGATCCGGAGCAACAGCAACATGTACAGTAGCAAACGGTACAGTTACTAGTGTTGCAATTACCGATACCGGAAGCGGATATGATCAGAGTACAAATATATCATTTTCTAGCGGTGGTGGTACTGGAGCAAGTGCAGTAGCAACGATTGTTAACGCAGATATACAATGGGTTAAAATTGATAGAATTTATAAAGATGGACTCGGCGAAGATGATAGTACTGGTACACCATCAGGGATTGATAATACTGGAAAAGGCTCAGTAGTAATTAACGGTATTATACCAACTGGTGCAAGAGTTAAGCGTATTGTTCCTAAGATTGCAATAGATTTGACAGCTACAACTAGACAAAATGTTATTGATAAAATTGACAGTAGAAATAGTTTTGCATTAAGATATAGTGCAGAAAGTCAGCAGTGGATAATTATTGACAGTTCAAACTTGCCTGCAAATACTGCAACACTAAATGATCCTACTAACTGGAATAGACAGTTTGAAGGAGACGGATCAAGTACTGGAATAGATAACAGTTGGGTATTACGTTTTAACTATAGTGCGACCGAATGGGAAATGTTAGCAAGAAAAACACAGTTTGTATTAGGAAGTCCTAAAAAACTTAAATTTACAAACTTAAACTTTAATAGCTCGTTCAGTAGCGAAACACACAAACCTCTGAGAGATAATATTAAGATATTGAAAATTAATCCTAAGAGCAAAACAAATCCAGACCCAATGGGTATAGATTATAAGTTTAACGCATTTGGAACATTTACATATGCAGACGGATACACAGATCCTCATAATTTGAGAGTTAGTTTAGCTGACCCTGACAATGACGGATATCCTAATAACCCTGAAGCATTTAACCAGATAATAGCAAATCAAACTATAAATTTAGGCACAACCACAGTTGATGGATACGATTACAGTATAGTTGATAATACAAATGGAACTACACAGGTAAATGGAGCTTGTGATTTACATGTTCAGTATAACAGAATTGCTGACATTAATCAAGTGATTGATCCAAGTACCACAAATATCATTGACACTTATGTATTGTTAAACAGCTACAATACACAGTTTAGAACATGGGCACAATACGATGGTAGAATTGAAACTAAACCTACTCCACCAACTGTAAGTGAACTAGGAGAGTTGTTTGATAGCTTAAACGAAAAGAAAAGTATTAGTGATCAAGTTATATATCGACCTGTTAAGTATAAAATACTATTTGGAGATTTAGCAAGTGGAGAACTTCAAGCGAGATTTAATGTAACAAAAACTGTAAACAGTACACTTAGTGATACAGAAATACAACAGAGAGTTATTAATCTAATCTACTCTTATTTTAATATTGATAACTGGGACTTTGGCGAAGAGTTTTACTTTACTGAAATGGCAGCTTTCATACATAATAATATGATAGGTGAAATAAGTCAAATAACAATTAACCCAGTTAGTAGTATAGAAAATAACACTGCATTATTTGAGATAACTAGTGATAGCGATGAATTATTTTTACCTATATTAGCAAGTTCAAATATTGTTGTTACGAAAACACTAGCTGGAAATAGTACTACAATTTCACAAAACACTGGTACTAATGTAAGTGTAAGTGGCGGCACCGGAGGCGGTGGAAGCGGTGGCAGTGGAGGAGGCTATTAATGAGCGAACGTCAAGCAAAACCAATTGTAAAACCTTTATCCACTAGGCCCGGCGAATCTTTAGAGCATACAGGTTCTAGAGAAGTTACTAAGTTACTCCCAAGTATTTTACAGACTACAGTAAACAAACAGTTTTTTGATAGCACATTTGAACAACTAATGTCAAGTGGTAGTTTACAGCCTATTAGGAATATTGTTGGCAAGAAAACTGCCAATAGAGATATAACTGACGATTATCTAATAGATAACAGAAGCAATGATCCATATCAGTTTGCTCAAGGATTTGTTAATAGAAACGAAGATAAAACTGTTAGTGGAACATTAGCATATGACGATTTACTTAAATCATTGAAGTATAATGAAGTAGAAACTAACAATCATAATAGAGTTTTAAGTGAACTAGGATATACATTAGACTTACCAATTAACTATGACATGTTTGTAAATCACCAAAAGTATTTTTGGTTAGTAGATGTAATTCCTCCCTGTGAGATTAAAGGTAAACCAAATTTTAACATTGATATTGATGATGCAATAGGTGAAACAACATACACATACACAAATCTTTTTGACGGAAAAGACTTGACATTACAAGACGGAATGCGTATAGTATTCTCTCCAACAGATATTACAAGAAGAATTCAGACAGTAGTAGGCAATGCTACTTTTACAGCCGGCATGGCAAATGGTGCAGTAAGAGTAAAAGTATTTTTAGATAATGTACTACTAGCACCGTCAACTTATTCATACAACAATACAACTGGTGTTGTAACATTAAACACAGCACCAGCACTACAACAAGAAGTAGAGATACACACATACTATGCAACAAGTAATAGTGGAACAAATAATATTGATGAAATCTACATTGTAGATAATGTAGGTCAACCCGGCGGTATTAAATTTACAAAACAATTTGATGCTGGAATTGCCGCAGGACAATATGGAAAAAGACAATGGGTAAATGTTACAGTTTATAATAACCAAGAGCCTAGCGGATTTGATGCAGACGATAGCAGTTTTGATTTCAGACCTTATGACCTTAGAGAACATAGATTAACAACAAGAGATTACCTAGTAGAGCAAAGATGTAGCACAGATCAAAGTGCATGGGCAAGAAGCAACTTGTGGATACACGAAGATGCGGCTCAAGCTATGCTTACATTTAGTGGATTAGATAGTTCTACATACTTGTTAGACAAGTGTAGAGGTGTAAGACCTATCATTGAATTTAAAGAAAATATTGAAAAATATAACACTGGTATTAGACACCTAACAAATATTGACCATGCATTAGAAAGCATAGAAGATCCAGCACTAACTATTGTTGGTAAAGCAAATTATAGTGTAACAGTTAGTGGAATAACAACTGAGTGGAGTAGGGTATCAGGTGCAACTAAAAAAGACAAAGTAAAAGTTACAAATGGTATAGCACCAAATCAAGTTATTACATATTGGGAATGTATACAGAATCATGCAACACCAACAAATCCACAAGATTCAACAAACCAAGACGTTTGGCAACAAATTGTTCCTGTTGAGTTAGAAAATGATGATCTAATTATATTTTTTGAGAGTGCAAATGTTGCATACAAAAATAAAATTTTTAGAGTAGGAGGAGTACAATCTAGTATTACACTTACAGAGGTTTATAACAGTGACGGTTCTAACAGTGCTACACAATTAGTTTCAGGAGACAAGATTGTTATCCTAAACGGGTTTAACACACTAGATATTTCAAATATTGTTAATACTGATAGAGGCGAAAAAGATGATCCTTTTAGCGGTGCAGAGATATATTGGAACGGAACAGCATGGATATATGGACAGCAAAAAGAACATAGAAGTGCTGGAATACGAAACGAACTTTACGATGTTAATTTGATCAAATTGGATAATACAACAACTTATCCACTTAGTGATTATACTGGTGGATGTATATTTAATTTCACACACAGTACAACTAATATATATGATGATGCACTTGGATTTAAACCAGAATATGTAGACTACGGAAATAATCCAGGTTTAAATTTTCAAGTAGAACTACTACATACTAGATTTAATTATACTGAGCAAAGTCCAGACTTCCAAAAGAATTTAACAAGAGAAATAACTGGACACTACTACTATAAAAATTTAAACAACAACAGATATTATAATGGGTGGTCCACTATTAGAGACGGACAGCCTGTAAGAAGAGTAATCGATAAGACAGTTACAAATTCAACTGTTCCTTTAAAGTTTGATGTTGGACACAATAACTTTGATAAAGATAGATATTATAGAATATTTAAAGAAAACGACTTGCTAGCAGTGCAGAGCAATGATATTATTGATACTAGTAGAGTCAACAGATTAGATGGTAAACTTCCAAACTTGTATTTGAACACAAGCACAACTTACTTTATTCGTACACAGTTTCCACAAGCCGAACTAGAATTTGTTGATATGGATGGGACAACATTAAGTAGCGGAATCACAAGAACACCAGGGTCGGGAGATGACTTTAATCTTGTAATAGCAAGCCCAACTATTAACAGTTTTAAATATAGATTAGCAGCAAGTCCAGATAACTTTGGTGTTGTATATCTACATACAAGTACACAAGAGACAAATATTAAAGTTACTAAAAACGGTGCTAGTTTTACAAACTACACGTTGACGGGGAATATACTAGAAATTAGTAGTGGTCTTAGAAAAGAAGATCAATATCAAGTTTCAGTGTTTACTACTGCAAAATATAGTGATACTGCTGAAGGTAATTTTGAAGTAGTAGATACACATAAATTTAATCCACAAAATTCAACATTTGGAAAAGTTAGCTATGGAGATCTACTATTACATTTAAAATCTCAGATGACACAGATTCCAACTTTTACAGGTGAATGGGCCGGATTTAATAACTATAGAAATATTCCACACGACCATACATTTGGCGGCATAATTAGGCAACAACCTTATTCAACTGAACTTATTAATCAGTTGTTTACTGAAAATGACACCGATCCAATTAGTAGTTTACAGTATAGTAGTAACAGTTATAAAAACTTTATTCGATCTTTCAAAACAAAAATTACACAGTTAAATGAAAGCGTTGATATTACAGAGCCTGTTTATAAACTAGTTGACAAAACATTAGAAGCAATAAACATTGGCAGAAACAAAACAAGTGCATTTGCTAGAAGTCAAATGGCAATGTACAGAGATTATGAAGAAGCTAATTTTAGTTGGGTATTGAATCAAACGCCTACATTTGACTTACCATTTACTGTTAATGAGTATGATGATACCTTTAATCACACACAAGCATGGGTACAAATTCCAGATGCAGCAGGTGCTCACACATGGAGAGCATTGAAGTATCCAGAAGAATATACATTCAATAATTTTCAGATTATTATTACACTTAGTGGAATTACATTTCCGGGTAGTGGTCAAAATAACCTACATTTTAGATGGTACAAAAGAGATAGTGTAAGTTTTGTACCACCAAGTAGTGTAAAGCTAGGATTAACAAGACCTGTTACACCTGAACTAAGAAGTAACTATAGTAAAGATAGTACAGGTACAGCAACTGATAGTGTAATTATTGGACATGATGGTAATGTTCATGTACGCAATGGAACAGAATTATTTGATAGACAAGTAGTAGGCTTTGATCCAGTAGACGCAGGTCTTTGGGATTTAGAATTGCGGATATCTAATAACTTAGGTGTCGAGTTACCATTAGTTGTCAATTCAAAACAGTATTGGCCCAATGCAAGCAGAAATACTCCTTATACTTGGAAAAACTTTCAAGATACTATTAGAAGCGAATACAATAAATGGAAAACAGAAAACAATGTAACTAATTTTAATTCATCTACTTACTATAGCGGGTCTGACAAGTTCACTTGGAACTACAGTAGTGTTACTCCGAATATTGGAGGATGGAGAGGGCTATACCGATACTTCTTTAATACTGACAAACCTCATACTGATCCTTGGGAGATGATGGGATATAATGAAAAACCTACATGGTGGGACGCAAACTATAGTTGGACAGATGCGAGTAAACGTACAGCATTGATTACAGCATTAAAATATGGTAATATCAGTGATCCTGGACTAGCAAGTAATTTACAAGTATATGATTTAGACTATAGTTACCCTTCATATGATTGGTCAACAAATACATTAGTAACACTACTAGGAGTATTAAATGATCCAGTGACAGCAGGTGTAGTAACAACTCCTGTACTTGCAGATAGACAAAAAGATTTTGTATACGGAGATTGGGGTCCGGTAGAAGAGCAATGGCGTAGAAGTAGTGAATTTAAATTTGCATCAGCTTTAGCATTGCTACGAACAAGACCGTTAATTGGTACTAACTTATATTTTAAAACTGATAAAAGAACTATCATAAGCACTTTAGGATATAATAATCCACAAGTACGTGACTCGGATCAAAGAAAGCTAACAAGCTGGAGCAATATAGATCTCAGTGATGCTAAAATTATTGGTGCTATTATCGAAAGTGTTAGAATAAAAGATGCAGGCAGTGGTTATACTAGTGCTCCAACTGTAACAGTTTATGACAACTTTGGATCAGGAGCAGAAATTTCAATTAGTATTAAAGGTGGTAAATTAGTTGCTGCTAGAATTACAAAGCAAGGACAGGAATACTTTAATACACCTAGGCTAGTTTTGAGTGGTGGCAATGGTGTACTAGAGGCTGTCATTGAAAAAGATACTAGACGTTACTTTAGTGGATTTAGTAATAGTATTACATCATATGCTCTATTAAGTGGAACAACATCCGACGTAATACTACAAAGATTTAAAAATATGACATTCAATCCTATTATTAAAGCAGGCGGATTTGTAAACAATAATCAAAATTTTATTCTAGAAAGTAGTCAAGATAAAGGTAGAGTGTTTGTGCCAGAAGAAAACTTTAGTACACACTTATATGTTAATAAACCCGACATTGAATATTTCTTTGGTGGCATTATTGTAACTAAAACAGCCAATGGTTATACTGTTAATGGGTATGACAATAGCTTAGGTTATTTTAACTATAATGCACCGGCAACAAATAGTTCGAGTGCTAAAGTAACATTTAGTGGAACATTACAAGTAGATGTCAGAAGATACACAGACTTTGAAACTGCTATTAGTCAACTAGACTATAACACAGAACTAAAGACAATACAAGAAGTTTATGACTTTATTCAAGGATACGGACATTACTTAACTAGTTTAGGTTTTACACAGTCTTGGAAGAACGCAGGCAGTAACTTTGGTAATTGGGCAACTGGTAATAGTACAGAAATACTATATTTGATTCCAGATCCAAACAAAGTAACAGTACAAGATGATAGATTAGGATACTTTGATAATTTAAACACAAGATATGACGGTGTGTATAATATTGTTAGTAACTTAGGTAAACAAATTAGTGCTAGTGATATTGCTATTAACAGAAGCTCAATGTCATTGGACGAAGAAACTGTGTTTCAAACTAAAGAAACTACAACTAATATGTTTGGTTTGCGACTTTACAAAGTACAAATGGAGCATGTTTTTATATTTGATAATGTAACTAACTTTGATGATGTTATAGCTTCGAGTGAAATAGGACAAATACACGAAAGAATTATATGGAGAGGCAACAGAACTAAAAACTGGAATGGTAAATTGTTTACACCAGGACACATAGTTAATGGTGATAGTATATTACCAAACTTTGATAGTGTAGCTGGACAATTAGATCAATACTATGCTAAGACAAATACATTAAGCAATAAACAAATTAGTGATGTTGCTAGATTTAATAGTGGATACAATAAACCAAATTGGGCCAATACACTAGATTTAGATGATGATAGTGTATATGAATTTGTTAAAGGAACATACAAATACAAAGGTACACGTTATGCATTAGATGCATTTATGAGAAACAGAGGTTTATTCAACGGAGATGCTACAGCTGATCTCAATGAGATGTGGGCAGTTAGAATGGCTGACTTTGGAGATACTGCCAAAAGAAAATTAACTGAGTTTCAAATAACACCTCGACTATTAGTAACAGATCCTCAGCCTATTAGATTTACAAGTGGGCAAAAATATGATGTACTCAGTGATATTGTAATTGATATTGATGATACTAGTCCGCTAAATGTTTACAATCCAGATTCTGAACAATTTACAACCAGAGAAATAAAAACATATGACGATCAAAATCAAAACAGTATGTTTGCAAATGACTTTATCAATGCTGGTGCTCCGTTATTAACTGAAACAGACTATAGGGCACTTAATAAAGAAGATTTCTTACTTTTCCCTTCAGAAACAAGAATAGCATATGACTTTGACGGGGATTGGCAAGACTATGACAAATGGGATAGCAAGACTAGTTATAAACTAGGAGATAAAGTAATTCATACTGGTAGAGTATGGGAGATGTTAGATCCGGATGGTGCTAGTGGGTTGACTACAGCTAATAATCCTATTGAACTTGTTGGTACAGTTACTCTACCTATTATTCCTAGTGTAGGACAAACATTAGTAATTGACGGTACTACTATCAGTTTAACCAAAAGTGCAACAAGTACAACATTAAATGTAATCACAGTTGATGGGTCGCAAGATGTTAGAACTAATAATGAAGTAGCACATGACAGTACATTGGTATTAGGACAAACAAGTGCATCAAGCTCAACGATAACATTTAGTAACAGTGTTATAACAACAACGTTTAATGATATTGTTAAAACAGGAACTACAGTTAACCCAATGATACAAGGTAGTGCAACTGCTACACTAATTATTGATGGAACTACAGTTAACTTTAACGAATTAATTACAACAAATACTAATATCACAGCTCAACAAGCATATGAGAATACTTTTAATAGCAGCAGTTGGATACAAAACCAAAGCACAATAGCAACTACAGCAACAACTAGAATTGCAAGAATTGAGAGTTTAAGATCAGCATATATTGCGGCTAATAGTGCAGCGGCATGGGCAACATGGCTAGGAACTTACTATACAAATAATGCAGGACTAAACATTTCTCATGTAATAACGCTAGTACAATTAGGTGGCACTACAGCAACAGCCGCACAGCAATTTTTAGACCAAGACGTAATTCTTATTAACAATATGTTGGGTACAAGTTTCATAGGAACAAATGTAGCGAACGGATCAGAGATAATTAGTCCAAGTCAGATAGCAACCTGTCAAGGACGAATGAATAACGGTGTATTCACTGATGACATTGCAATATATCTACAAGCTAATGCTCCAGCTGTCTTTGCAGTAACCACAGTGGTTGCAACACAATCTGGCAGTGGATTTAAACAGTATTCAGTGATTGACATTGTAAACAGAATTAATGCCTCAGGTATTAGTAACATTACAGCTGGCAACAATCCGAGTAGTCAACTAACAATTACTAAAACAACTAGTACTCCTTCTGTTGCATTTGATTTAACAATTAGTGTTGGTACAATGAATGGCACTGTAGGATTTAATAGTGCTCAAGAAACTATACAATCACAAGGTTCAAATGTACAATCAACACCTAATTTAACTCAGCAACAGGTAGTAGATCAAATTAACAATGCTAGTATTACAGGCGTTACTGCTAGTGTGTTAGGAAATTTAATTAGATTGCAAAGTAGTTTGAGTCAATTCTTTATAGGATCAGGAACAGCAAATGCAACTATAGGTCTTAGTAGTGGTATAACACCTGCTAGTACAACTACAAGTACAACTAGTGCAAGTTTAAGTTTGCCTGACATATTAGAAAGTATTAATCTTGCTACAATAACAGGTGTGACAGCGATATCTGCTAATAATAAAGTTAAACTTGTAAGCACAAATTCAACACTGGTAGTCGGAGCTGGTACTGCGAACTCTACCTTAGGTTTAACTGCACAAACTTATAGTGCTACAACAGGCAATGTAAGTAATGTGTTTAATGCTATTGTAGGAAGTGATGGAAATCAAGTATTTCAACAAATGACCAATGATCCAAACATTTTTAGTATTTGGGTTGCAGATGATAGTGAATTCGGAAACTATAACTTAGGACATGAAATTTATCAAACAATGGACTTTGGCATGTACACACACGATGCTTGTGGCGGAATTGAAGATGCAGACGAAGCACAAATTGATGTAACTAGACAGAATGGTGAAACGCAAGCACATAATCTAGTAGTTGGTGATTACATTTTAATTAGAGGTAGTGATAGTGTACCTAGTATCGATGGCATTCATCGAGTTACTAGGGTAGATCCAAACAACATTAGAAGATTCTATATTGATCAATATATTGAAAAAACAGGACACACAGGTAACATTTATCCGTTAAGAAAAATGAGGTTTAGTACTTACGCTGCACTAGAAGCAGATAGACAAACCAAAGTAAATGGAATTTACAAGTATAATTTTTCAGGTGTTAGACAAAATAATTCATTGCATCCTATATATGCTTTTGTAGACAATGATGGAAGTGCTAGCAATCCTAGCAGTCAAGTTTACAAATGGGTAGGAACATGGAACGATATAAACGGCAATGTTGGCGAATGGCAAATAGTTAGAAGTGGCAATAAGCAAGCAAGAAATGATTTGGTTAATAATGTTAAACTATATGATGCTGTTAAGCAAACAACTATTACTAGTTTAGAAACATATGACCCGGTCAAGGGAATTATATTTGGATTTATTAAGAATGAGATTGATTATATTCTAACTAATGATGTTGCAAATTACAATTACAATTCGTTGGACGGATCAGTTGAGAACATTAATGCATGGCAAAGTAGCTATGTTGGAAAACGTTGGTGGGATTTGAGTACCGCAGTTTATTTAGACTATGAACAAGGTAGCATAGATTATATGCAAAACAACTGGGGCAAGCTATTTGACGGTGCAACTATAGATATATATGAATGGACAAGATCTCCTGTATTGCCAGAAAAATGGATTGAACTAGTAGACCAAGAAATTGTTATTGACGGAAAAGTAGCAAGCGGAGAAGCATTTACTACAGTGATTAATAGCGAAATAGTTTACAACTGGACAGAAGAATCTTATTACAATAACAGAACAAAAAGAAACGAATCAGTATATTATTTCTGGGTTAAAAACAAAACAAACTTTAGTGGTGTTAGACAGTACAATGTATTGCAACTAAGTCAATTATTAACTGACCCTAGTGGATATAATTTAAGTTGGTGCGCCACAGCAGGCACAGATACATTATTATTGTCCGGTATTAGTAATTCAGTTACAGAAAATACAGTAGTACAATTAGATGTTGATAGAAGGTTTAATGCTCTACCAATGCAAGACTGGCTTATGTTAGCAGAAGATGATCCTCAAAGTATTATCCCAGAGTACTTACATATTAAAATTAGAGACAGTTTATCTGGCTTCAATCGATTTAGTGTTACTAAAACATATAGCCTTTGGTCACCTTCTACTTCTTATGCGGCAGATGCAGTAGTGAGAGATAATGATGGAAATTTTTACATAAGTAGAGTTGCAAGTAATCAGAATAATAAACCTAGCATCGACAACGACATGTCGCATTGGCAAAGAGTGTATGATTTTTCATTCGAGAATAATACACAAATTAACGATATAACTATTTTAAGAAGTCAGCCTATACCTAACTTAAAGCTACATAAGTTTAATAGATATGGACATCAAGTAAGACCTAGACAAAGTTTGTATAGAGAGTTAGAAGAAGCTAGACAAAACTTTGTTTATACTGTAAACTCATTACTAAGTGAAGTAAATGTAATTGACGAGATTAACAACTGGGAAAATGCATTTACAACAAAGTTCACTGAAGGTGTGATAACTTATGATATAAACGATTATATTGCATTAGTTGACTGGAAATTAATTGAAAGAGATGCTGATGATAATATAACTTACCAGTTTCCTACAAACACAGTACCAGACTTAGTATACAATACAAAGCAGGACTATGTTGATGCAGGTGAACCAATAGATGGAAGCTATATATTAATTAAAAACACTTCGGGTGATGATATTATTAGAAGTGAAATGTATCACTTTATCAATGGTGCTGATAAACTTGTGTTCAAGGAAAAAGCAACAATAGAACTAAGTGAAGAAGTTTGGTTCCAACGCAAGTTTGGCCATGGGTTTGATGTAGCAAATTTTGATGTTGTTCCTTTTGATAGCGGAAGTGAAAATGTTATTAGCAAATTGTTTGACTTACTGAGAACAGAAATATTCATTAATCACCACAAAGTGAAATATAACAAGCTATGGTTTAAAATGTTGTTTACTGCACTACTACAAAACACAGCAGATGATTTCGCTTTCAAAACGACTTACACACACTTAAACGTTAAACGTCCTCTGTTACTAAACAAAAAGTTTTATCAGCCAACATCAATAGAACCAGTTGAAGACTTTTTTAATAGTGTAAAACCCTTCCATACAAAACTGTTAAGTAGTATGGATAGTAATACACATGGCGAATCAACAAATATTGAAGTTGACGAAGTAAGTAGGAATACATGTATAACTATCAAACATGGAGATCACACCTTAAGAACATGGGCAGGCGATACTGTATTAAGTGGCGGCGGATTTTCTAGTAATGTTCCGACTGATGAAGATTATTCAATGTTTAACTTCCAGCCAGCAGACTTTGAATTTGATTATGATGGTAATATTTTTGACCAGCCAGATAAAGAAGGTTGGGGAGAAGAATTAATGCCTGTGGACTACACAGAAAATATTAGTATACTAGTACAAACAAATGCTAGCGGAAGCACAGAGACAGCAGATACCAGAACATTTAGAATTAACATGTACGAACCGCAAGGATTACAAGAAAGTGTTGCTATTGTTGATACCTACAAAACTACAACAACTGCTAATATAACAGCAACCGATACAACCATACCACTAGTAGATGCTGGTTTGATGGATCGAGTAGACAGAGGCGACGGAGATATAGGATTAGTACCTGGAGTGGTTTGGATAGGAACTGAAAGAATAGAATACAATGCAGTAAGTGGAGAAAATCTTGTGTTTTGCACTAGAGGAACAAGAGGAACTTCATCTCAAGCACACACCAGCGGTGCAACTGTTACTAATGCAGGACCAAGTCAACGTATACCAACAGTACAAAAATTCTCACATTATGAGGACGGATTGCGTTTAGCGTACAATGACAGCGGAATAAGCCTAAGTGCTGCAGGAATTTCACCTGAACATGCGTTCATTAGAAATGCAGGGCAAGGATCGATATAAATACTTTAAATTGGAAAGAACAATGAGCTTGGAAAAGATAGACACATCATTAATAGGGATAGAAGGACATATTAAAATCCTTGACCCAGAATCTGGCGAAGTACTAGTACGTCGACGTAATGCAATTAATTACGAAAATATGAGCATTGCATTAGCTAGTCTGTTAGCCAATGAAAGTGGTGCAACCAGCACACATCAAGTTGCTACAATGCGATTTGGTAATGGCGGAACTACAATAGACGGTCTTGGCGCAGTAACATATAAAGCAACTAACACCAACAGTGCTAGTGGAGCATTATACAATCAAACGTTTAGTCAAACAGTTGATGAAGCAGTAACAGGTAGTGCAGATAATGGTACAGAGTTTTCTCATACTAGCCCTAATACATACAGTGATGTAGTAACAACATGCACACTTGACTATGGTAGCGTAACAGGACAAGATACCTTAGATACAGCTACTAACATGGACGGAACATATGTATTTGATGAACTTGCATTATACTCGGGCAACAACGATTTGTTAACCCATGTTATTTTTCACCCAGTACAAAAAAGTGCTAACAGAAAAATACAAGTTATATACACATTAAGAATTAGATCAAGTTTTGCAGACTTGTAAAAGGAAAAGATATGCCATACACAATAGATTATAGCAACAGCGGAAAAACAGCAATAGTTGTAAATGACGGAACGATAGATACCAGCACTAGTATTGGACTAATTGGTAAAAACTATACACGTTTTGGTGAAACGCTAAACGAAAATATGTTGCACTTGTTAGAAAATTTTGCAAACGGTACAGCTCCTAGTAATCCAACTGAAGGTCAACTTTGGTATGATTCAGCAAATAGTCAACTTAAAATATATGACAATGGTGTATGGAGTGTTATTATAAGCGGATCTGGTACAACAAAGATTGAGTTTAGAAACAGAAAAGACACAGGTGGTAACTTTCATAAAACAATAGAACATATTGTTGACGGAAGTATTGTTAGTATTACGACAGATGATACGATAGCATGGACACCTCACAATGATGAAAAACTAGAAGATGGTGTTACACTACTAAGCACACAGTTTGCAAGCATTCAAGCAGGCATACAAATGAATAGCACAACAGACTATAAGTTTAGGGGTACAGCAACCACAGCAGAATATGCTGATTTGGCAGAACGTTATGAAGCTGATGCAGAATATGCAGCTGGAACAATAGTCAGACTAGGTGGAGACAAAGAAGTCACACAAACTACAGCAGAAAATGATGTTAAAGTTTTTGGAGTTGTAAGTACTGCACCAGCATTTGAAATGAATGCAAGTGCCGGTACAGATGCTACACATCCATATATTGCACTAGCAGGTAGAGTACCTTGCAAAGTAATTGGAAAAGTAGATAAAGGTGATAGAATTGTGTCAAGTGCTACAGCCGGTACGGGTATGGTAGCAGGAGATGATTACAGTTGGAAGTTTGTCGTAGGACGAGCTTTAGAAGATAAAACTACCGATGAAGCAGGTACGATAGAAGTAGTAGTTGGAGCGAAGTAAACCATGGCGAATTCCCCAGGTGATATTGCAACCGCTGTACATTTTAATGCAGTTGGTTCAAAAGTTAATAAAGTATTTGGCGATATATACTCTACTGCGGCTGTAACAGATGCAAATAGAATTGATACACACAAATATGGTTGGGGATCAGGCAACGTAGTTGTAGCGGTAGCTGATGATATCACAGCGGCACAATTACAAGGATTAGTAGCAAAGACGAATATTTCAATTAATCACACAGATCTAACAGACAGTATATTAGTTTTTACAATACCAACTAATAGAACTGATATAGGAGTTGGAACTCTTATAAGAGCAGAAGATCTAAATAAAATTGATGACAAGTTTTCCCCAGTCTTACTTAATAACAAACATTTAACTATTGATCCAACAAATGCAAGTGCGATACCTATTACACCTGGCGGAGGCTCATATGATAGAACCACAGGTTGGCAAACTAAACTAGTAGGTGAACACAAATTTACATGGGGAAGTTATAACAAAGCAAGATACTTTTTTAATGCAGGCGGTCAGCTTAGACTTAGTTTAACTATGAGGGGCGGTAGTACAGCAGGATACTATAACTGGGCAGATGTTATCAATGAAATGGGTGTATTAAACTTTGACTGGGATACAGTGACACAAAGTACAGCAACTACACTTGGTACTAGTGAAGGCAAAGGTTTTTACGATTTAACAGACAAGTACGGAGATGGTAGCGACGGAGCCGCAACAAACGAAGGACTACTATTTCAAAGTAGTGGTGTTACGCTAGGTAGACAAATAGGCAGTTACGGTTATGGATACGGTTACGGATATGGCGGCGGACAAGCATATGGTTATATAACTGGAAAAGGTATATATCCAAATTGGGCTGAAAGAGCTGTTATTGGCGGTACATATAGTAATACTATCTATGTTAGTAGTTATAGCATTTACAGTAGTTACCAACAGTTAAAATTTAGAATGTACGGCAAATATGTAGATAATGGTGCAAGTGTACAGTTTAAAATTGTACTAGACGATACTGCTCATGCAAATATTATTGATGGTACAATCTCACCTGCATTAAGTATCTTAATGCCTGACACAATCACAAGCGGTGCAACTAGTTTAGATGTCACGCCAAATCCAGCATGTTCGATTGTTAATTCATTTACAAGTGTAGACGACAGCTAAAAACACTTGACAACCACAGCATAAATAAGTTATAGTAGTAGTTAACTAAAGGAGAAACTCTATGGATGAGAGACTCGAGAAAGCTCTAGACTTTGCAAATTATCGCATCACTCTAAGTAATCAGAAGAATACACTAAAGCAACGAGCATTAGTATTACAAACTGTTCACTATAATAATGGTGTGTTTCATGCTGATCCTGTCACAATCAGTTTTATAAAAACATTGATCGATAAAGGAAAAACGTTTAGTATCATATTAGACACTAAAGAAAATCCTATTGAGATTACTGATCTATCTGATTTTTTAGAATCATTACTTAGTGCTTATACCGAATCCACAAATGAATATAAAGTACAACTAGATAAAATTAAAAAAGCTAGAAATATTAAAACATTAATGGACTGGTAATGGCAGAAAAATTTGAACCTCAAGGCATATGTATGTTCGCATACAATAACCAAGAACTAGATTATACTAAATTTGCTAGTCTGGCTTCACGTTATGCCAAGCATTATATGAACGGAATAAAAGTAGCTCTCATAACTGACGAAGGTACTGAAAACTGGCTGAACGAAACTAAGACACAGCAAGAAATAAAATCGTTGTTTGATTACATTATAATTAACAATGTGCAACACGAACAAAATATGCGTAAACACATGGATAGTCCTTGGACAGAGTTTAACGCACAATTTACCAATACAAATAAGCATAAAGTTTTTGAACTAACACCTTTTGAAAAAACATTGCTATTAGACACAGACTTTTTAATTATGAACGACTTTTACCAGTATCTGTTTGAAACAGATATTCCTGTTGGATTACACAGGTATGCAGAATATATTGGTAGCGAGCGTCCTTATATAAATGAGATAACATTAAATGAGGGTGGCATTCAGCATTGGTGGAGTACTGTGGTTTACTTTGATCAAAGTGAAGAAAGTAAGATATTCTTTGATATGTGGGCTCATGTAAAAGAACATTGGGAGTACTACAGTTTGTTGTATCAGTTTCCTAAATCATTATTTAGAACAGACTTTTGTGTAAGTATTGCCACACATCTGATGAATGGGTTTACGAATGAAGAATTTGTACATGACTTTCTAAATACACCGCTGTTAAACATGGATCAAAAAGATGATATTATAGGAATGAACGGACACGACGACATTATATTTTTAAAACACAACAGAGTCGAACAATGGAAAAATATATTAGTTAGACATAAAGAAAATAATCTACACATTATGAACAAGCGGGCATTAGATAGACATTACTTTGGTCTATTAGAAAATTTAGATGAGGCGGAAAAAGTAAATGAGTAGAGGATTTATTACATTAGGTATTGACACAGGCGAAGATAAAATCAAGTACTGTTATACACTAGCTTGTAGTTTAAAAATAATCGATCCTACTGCTGAAATTTGTTTAGTAGTTGACAAAGGTCGTTTAGATATGGTAAGCCAATATTATGAACATATATTTGACTACATTGTTGAATTACCTTATGGTAACAGTGCTTACAAAGATGGTTTCCATGGCATGAATTTATGGCAACTTTATCATTGTACACCTTTTGACGAAACCATATATTTAGACTACGACACACTGCTGATTAATACTGATTTAGAGACTTTATGGGATCTAATGTCAACCAATGACATTAGTTTTCCTGGCAATGCTAATAACTATAGAGGATATTCTGCAGCACAAGGTCTAAGATTTCAATACGAACTACAATATAAACTTCCTAAACTATATTATAATATGATATATTGGAAGCAAAAATCTCCATTGGCTATTGAATGGTTTAAGATGGCAGATCCAGTTCTCCAGTATTGGAGAGATGTATACAATAAAGTGTTTACTGATAAAAAACCTCAAGATTTTGAGAAAAATGTACTGTGTAACTTAGTAACACATTTTTTAGACGCAGAAATAGATTCAAGAATTTATGTAAACAACCATATAGATCTACATAAATTTTCACATGGAATATTTGACGAAGATGTTCCAGAAAGATGGACTGAGTTTATGAATACCTGGGTTACCAATCACCAAAGGATACAAATAGAAAACCATATACTACCTAGTGGAATTATTCACTATAGCGACGAAACATTTTTAACCGACGAAGTGATGCATGTCTACAGAACCAAGTTTATTACAGAATCTAAAAAAAGAAAAAGCACCTAAAAAATGGTGTGTATACTATGATGATGATTCTGGAGAAGTTATAACAGTCACTAACCGTGTGTTAGATGAAATTAAGTCTCCTCATTTTTTTACAGAAAATGATGATGCACGAAAAATTCTTATGGGTATACAAGACCCTAAAAAATTCTCTATACTTGAAACAGAAGATAGTTTTATACTAGCAGAAAAGTCAGCAGTATTGCGTATCAAAGAAGCTGAACAGTCTCTTAGTATGATTCCTGTTAATGATAAAACCAAAGCAGATGTAAACATTATTATGTATATCAACAGTTGGAAGATGGAAGTAAACTTCGACCAAGATACACTTTATAAAATGACTGGTAAACGATATTTTAAACAAGCAACAATTAATCCAGAGAAAGATGGAAAATACGACAACATTACATTATACATTATTAAAGACAAAGATCCTAACTTCTTAATTAAAAAAATTGATATTGATCCGGGTGAACTCGTTGAACAAGGGTACTTGCTATTTGATATGAGTGCATTTAGAAATGTTTGCGGACTTGGAGAAATGAGTATCCTAACAAAGAAAATCTTTAAGACCTATCGTGTTACAAAGAAAGCAACATTTGTTGGTGCTGATTATACAAGTAGAAGAAGTATTAGAAGAAGGCATATTATTCCACAGATAAGTAATAGCGAAGTACTGTGTGATTTTACAATAATATCTAAAGATAATTCTTTTAGTTTGAGAAGTAATTTTAAAGATCCGTCAACAGTTAAAATTTATAATGATGTGGGTTTATATGTTACAGATAAAAACGACCCTAATAGACTACTAGGAACACTAATGTTACCTAAAAAAGATATCGGATATAACGTCACATTAGAGATTGAGTCCGAATTAGACCTTAAAAATAGTGCATTTCTATTGCGAGAAGAAAATAGAAACACAACATTTGATATAACAGAAAGCTAGCCATATGCCACTAATACCAATTACAGAATTTGATATAGTCTTCATCAGCTATGACGAACCAAACGCTGAACAAAATTATGCACATCTATTAGAAAAATGTCCTTGGGCAAAACGTAGTCATGGAGTATGGGGCAGTGATGCCGCACACAAAGCGGCTGCGGCAATGAGTGATACAGATAGATTTGTTACAGTTGATGCAGATAATGTAGTTAGAGATGACTTCTTTAATGTCGAACTAGACATGGAAAGAATTAAGGATACAGATGTTATTAGTTGGGCAGGAAAAAATGCAGTAAACGGATTGGTATATGGCAACGGCGGCATCAAATGTTGGCCCGTAGACGTAGTAAACAAGATGCGTACACATGAAGCTGCTCCTGAAAGTGATAAAGCCGCACAGGTTGATTTTTGTTGGAACATACAGTATGTACAAATGAATAACATCTATTGTGATGTTGCTAACAATGCTAGTCCACTACAAGCATGGAGAGCAGGTTTTCGTGAAGGCGTAAAGATGGGATTAGAAGGTGGAGATGTAGTTGAAGCAAAAGATATCAAAAAAATATTTCACGAAAATTACAAAAGACTATTAGTATGGATGAGTGTAGGCGAAGATGCAACAAACGGTTTATGGGCAATTTATGGTGCAAGACTAGGTTGTCATATGACCAATGTTGAAAGACGCAAGTGGGACTGGCGTAATGTGAGAGATTTTGATTGGTTAACTAACTTTTTTAATACAGAATTATTTCCTGAGTTTGAAGACGGAACTGAAATGTGTGTGAACACTGGAGTAACATGGGATTGGGATAAACTTAAAAAGAAAACAGTAGAACTTGGTGCAGATCTTCGCGGTGAGCTAGATTTAGAAATTTCAGATATGGACAAAGTTGCTAGTAGATTCTTTAAGAAGGTTTATAAAAATCCACACAGACTTGGTGCAATGGTTAGAGAAAACCAAGTTGATGACAGTATCGAATAAATCTACAGTACTGGTTACTGGCGGATTTGATCCTCTACACAGTGGACATATAGCATATTTCAAAGCCGCTAGAGCATTAGGCGACAAGCTAGTCGTTGGTGTAAACAGTGACGAATGGCTAATGCGTAAAAAAGGAAAAGCGTTCATGCCTTTTGCAGAACGTGCGTCAATTATCAGAGAATTAGAAGTAGTAGATAAAATAATTGGATTTGATGATAGTGATGATACAGCGAATCAAGGAATATTTTTAGCACTATGTACCAACGCTGGTAAATTAATATTTGCAAATGGTGGAGATAGAAGCAATACTACAACTCCAGAATACGAAGAGTACGGTAATCATCCAGATGTAGAATTTGCATTTGGAGTTGGCGGCAATGATAAAAAGAATTCAAGCAGTTGGATATTAGATGAATGGCGGACACAAAAGACTGAACGTGAATGGGGTTACTGGCGTGTATTAGATGATAAGAAAACTATAAAAGTAAAAGAATTAGTTATTAACCCAGGAGCTAGTTTAAGCGACCAGAAACATAAAATGAGAAGTGAACATTGGTATGTGTTAAAAGGTGATGTTACAATTAACTTAGAATTTCCCAATGGAGACTGGCAAATACAAATGCTAACTGAACACACAAACTTTGTGATACAGAATAATTGGTGGCATAAAGTAACCAACGAAGGTGATAAACCTGCACATATATTAGAAGTACAATATGGTGAAAATTGTATTGAAGAGGACATCATAAGACGATGACAAACACAAACAATTACGAACTTGATCCAGATCCGGAAACAGCCGCACAACTAGTAAAGCCAAAACTTGCTGAAATAAGTGATAGTATGTGTATGGCTAAATGGTTGTGGACCAGTATTCATTTAACCAATGGAACAACTAATAGTTGCTACCTACCTCCTATACATAAAATTAATGCAGAAGATCTAAAAAATAATCCAAAAGCATTACACAATACACCAGAGAAAAAAGAACAACGAGCTATGATGCTCAAAGGAGAACAACCTAGCGGGTGTGACTACTGTTGGAATATTGAAAAGATGGATCGTAATTTTAATAGTGATAGACACTATCGAAGTAGCGAACCTTGGGCACAAGCTGGTTGGAAAGATGTATTAGAAAAAGGTGCAGATGGCGATATAGAACCTACAAGCATGGAGATCAATTTTAATCATGCTTGCAACTTAGCATGTAATTATTGTAGTCCGCATCTAAGCAGTAAGTGGGCAGAAGATATTGAACAAAATGGACCTTATCCAACCAAAGTACCTCACAATAGCATTGACTACTTTAAACAAATAGGACAATATCCTATTAAAAATAGAGATCACAATCCTTATGTAGATGCATTTTGGGAATGGTGGCCGGAACTTTATCCAAAACTAAAAAACTTTAGAATGACAGGCGGAGAACCGCTCATGGATAAAAATACATTCAAAGTTTTAGATCATGTTATTGACAATGGCAGAGACGATTTAGAAATGGCTGTAACTACAAATTGTAGTGTACCTGATAAATTGTGGAATAACTTTGTTGATAAAGTAAGTTTCATAAGTGAGTATAAAAAACTAAAACGTTTTCGTATGTTTGTTAGTGTAGATGGATGGGGTAGACAAGCTGAATATATGCGTCATGGATTAGACTTTGATCGCATGTGGAACAATGTAAATAATTATCTAACTAGAGTGGACGAAGGATTGGTAACGTTTATTGTAACGTTCAACATGCTTAGTTTACCTAGCATACAACGTTTAATGGAAGGTATATTAGAATTACAGCGTATTCACAATGTAACAAAAAGTAGAAGAGATGATAGTGGTAAAATTGTAGTATATGGTCACAGTAAAGTATTTTTGGATACACCTATGTTAAGACATCCGGAGTGGCAAAGTTTACAGCTTACGCCTAAGAGTCATTGGTATCTTGCTGACGAGTGTTTAGCATTTATGAAAGAGAATCAAGACAGGCACAGAGCTAGTAGATGGATAGGATTCAAACCACATCAAATTGAAAGATTTGATCGTAGTATTGAATTTATGAAGCAAGGATTTGATAACGACCAGCAGAAACAAGATGCGGAAGAAAATTTTGTTAGATTCTTTGGAGCACATGACTATAGACGTAAAACAGATTTTAGTCATACATTTCCGGAGTTTGCACAGTTGTTCTTAGATTGGAAAGAAAAGCATAATGTTTAAAAATATTGATTACTATACTGAACGTGACGTAATGAAAAAAGTGTACGGCTGTGATACCATGTGTACAGCAAAGTTTTTAAGTAGTACAATATATTTACAAACAGGTGAAACACACAGTTGTTATCATCCGTTACCTCATAAAATTCCATTAGCGGAAATTAAAAAGAATCCGAGTGCATTACACAATACACAGTTTAAAAAAGACAGAAGAGAACAAATGCTTAAAGGTAATAGACCTAGCGAATGTAACTACTGTTGGCGTGTTGAAGCAATGGGCGAAGAACACATAAGTGATAGGATTATAAAAAGTAAAAACGAAACACTGCTAACACCCGAAGCACACAAAATTATATTAGAAAATGGTTGGAAACATGATTACAATCCTACATACTTAGAAATAAGTTTTGGCAATGAGTGCAACATGCGGTGTGCATACTGTCATCCTAAGGCTAGCAGTGCTTGGATGAAAGAGATGCAACTAAAAGGACCACTGGAAAATGCAGAACACTTACAAGTGGTAGAACAAGAAATTTACGAAGAAACAAGCAATCCTTATGTAGATGCATTTTGGGAATGGTGGCCCAGTTTAAGAAAAGATCTCAAAGTAATTAGGGTAACTGGTGGTGAACCATTACTACAGCAAAACGTATGGAAATGGCTAGACATGTTAGAACAATCGGACGATTGTAAAGATATGATTTTTCAACTCAATACTAACCTAAATGTTAAAAACAAACTTGTACATAGGTTAATACAAAAAGTTGATAAGTTACTCAAAGAGAAAAAAATAAAAAAGTTTGCAGTATTCACAAGTGTTGAAAGTTGGGGCGATCAAGCCGCATATGCTAGGAATGGATTAGACTTGGATTTATTTGAAACAAATTTAGAAAGTGTAATGAGAGGATTAGAACATCACGACGAGCATATTTTTAGTGGTGTTAAGATAATGAATACATTCAATATACTAAGTGTTACAAGCTACGTCAAGTTCTTAGAAAAAATAAGATACTGGAGAGGTAAGTTACACAACAGAGCATATTGTCCTAAGATTACATTTGATATTCCACACTGTACAGAACCAAATCAGTTTTCATTGATAGGGTTACCAGATGATTACGAAAGTTATTTTGAGTATATTACTGAATATTTTGCAGAATGGAGTTGGGCAAATAATCAAGACAAATATACAAAACATCACCATGATACAGTTTGGAGTAATTACTTTAGTAAAGAAGAAGTTAAAATGTGGGATAGGGTAATTAGCTATTGGCACAGTATTGTAGAACAAAGAGGAAAAGTAAGACAAACTGATGAGAATCAATATCTACAGTGTAGACAAATTGATGATGCTAGAAGAAATTTTATACTGTTTATCAAAGCAACAGATAAAAGAAGAGGTACTAACTTTAAACAAGTGTTCCCTGAAATGAGCCAGTATTACGACTTGTGTGCTACATTAGAAGATATTAAAAACATTGAATATAATAATGAATGTAAGCAATACCTAATGAAAGATACTATAGATGGAACCGCTGTAGAGTTTCATTGGGACGATGATTTTGTTTGGCAACACCCAAAGCTAGCAAAAAGTATTTTAAATTGGCGGCGTATTAGAAACTTACCTACAAAAATTTATGACAAAGATGAACTTAAGGATCAGATAGGCTATGTCTAAGCTGTTACATAGTAAAAACTTTTGTATGGCACCTTGGATAACAATGCATCTTTGGCCCAGTGGGGAAGCGTTTCCTTGTTGTGTTGTATTGCCAGATGAAGATAAACCTTTCAGTGGAAAGTTAGGAAATATCAGAGACAATAGTATATCTGATTTGTGGAATAGCAGTCTAATGAAAGAGTTGCGTGTTAATATGCTTGCTGACAAGCCAAGTCAAACTTGTGAACGTTGCATACAACAAGAACAAGCAGGTAATCAATACACACTAAGACGAGAACTAAACCAAAACTTTGCAGATTACTTTCACAGGACAGAAGCTACTAGTGCAGATGGAAGTCACGACGATCCAAAAATATACTATTGGGATGTTAGATTTAATAATCTTTGTAATCTAAGATGTTTGAGTTGTAGTGTAAAATTTAGCAGTAGTTGGTATCAAGACAGTATCAAAAGACACGAGTATGATGGACCTGCACTACTACAATTACCCAAGAGTTTTTGGAAACAAGCACTCCCTTTAATAGGTGAAGTCAAACATGCTTATTTTGCAGGTGGCGAACCTCTGATGACCAAAGAGCATTATGAGATGTTAGACACATGGATTGAGTCAGGCAATACTGATTTAAAAATAAGTTATACAACCAATTTTACACAAACTAGATTAGGTAAACGTTATATATTTGATTACTGGAATAAGTTCAGTAATGTACATGTGGGTGCTAGTTTAGATGATAATTGGCAACGTGCAGAATATTTGCGTAAAGATACAATATGGACTGATATTGTAAAAAATCGCAAAGAGATGATTAGAGAAAGTCCTAATACAAGATTCTTTTTAAGCAGTACTATTAGCATCTTTAATGCACTACATTGGCCCGATTTTCACAAAGAATGGATAGAAGAAGGTCTAGTAGATCCTATAGAGTTCAACCTCACATTACTTACACATCCTGAATATTTAAGTATGACTGTTATGCCACAAGAATTGAAAAAACGTATTGAGAAGCGTTGGATTGAACATCAAGAATATATTGAACGTGCATTTCATATAGCACACCCAGATTGGAAGTATGATCCTTCAATAGTACAAAGTATGATTGACGGATTGCTTAAATATCTATGGAGTGAAGATAATTCTCAACTTATAGACAGGTTTCATGATGAACAACGTTGGATGGATAAAATCCGTAACAACGATTGCTATGAAGTCTATACTGAGTTGGAAAAACTTAAAGAGTACGGTGATCACTATGAGAAAGTGGTTAACAGAGGATGGTAATGAACGACAAAAAGTATAATCTAACTGAGAGCAAATTCTTTTGTATGGCTCCGTGGATTCATATGCATGTATGGCCCAATGGTCGTGCATTTCCTTGTTGTTTGGCAGATCCTGCTAAAGGAGATTACGGAAATACAAATCAAAGTACACTTAAAGAATTATGGAACAGTGATGTTGCTAAAAAACTTAGACTTAATATGCTAGCAGACAAACCACACCCTACTTGTACAAGGTGTTATAGATTAGAAGCTGACGGCGATGCACATACACTACGCATTAATATGAACAAAAAGTTTGGTGAAAAGCACTATAGCAAAACTCTTGAAACACAACAAGACGGAACGCACAATAATGTAAACTTCACATACATGGATTTTAGATTTAGTAATTTATGTAATATGAGTTGTAGAAGTTGCAGTCCTACATTTAGTACACAATGGTATGACGACTTTATGAAAAAGTTTGGTGAGGTACCTAACGATATTGCACCTCAAAAATTTATACAACTTAAAAACAAAAAAGGCTTTGAAGAAGAACTTTGGCCCTACTTGGATACTGTTGAGGAAGTTTACTGGGCAGGCGGTGAGCCGCTTGTAACTGATATGCATTGGAAAATTATGAACTATTGGATTGAGACTAACAGAGCTCATGAAGTAAATGTTTTGTATACAACCAACTTTAGTCAGCTTACTTACAAAAGACAAAATGTATTAGACTTATGGAAAAAATTTAAAAGTGTAGAATGTACAGCAAGTTTAGATGGTATGGGAAGTCGTGCTGAATATATTAGAAAAGGCACAGTATGGAGTGACATAGTTGCTAATAGACAACTAATGATGGAACAAACTCCTAACATTAATTTTGATATTACACCAACAGTAAGTTGTATGAACGTATATCATTTACCAGACTTTCACGAAGATTGGGTAAACAAAGGATTACTTAAAGTAGGACAAATGCGTATCAACAACTTACTAGATCCTGATTACTTTTGTATGCAAGTATTGCCTAAGACATTCAAAGATAAAATTACAGCTAAATGGGAACAGCATATTCATTGGGTTCAAAATCATCCTCAATATGATTCAGGACAAAACTTTGTTCGCAGTGCAGAAGGTATGCTTAATTTTTTACACAGCGAAGATCGCAGTGACTTATTAGAAAAAACTATTCACCAGCTTGAAGAATGGGATCCTATTAGACATGAAGATTGGCGTGTAGCAATACCTGAATTAGCAGAGGCACTAGCATGAGTAAAACTTTTTGCTTACATCCTTTTGTAAATTTAAACAGCAATACTGAAGGCAGTGTGAAGTTGTGTTGTAGCATTACAGAAAACATACATGCAAAAAATACCGACGGTAGCGAATTTAATTTTGGCACTAACAGTATAGAAGAGATTTGGTATAGTGATTATATGGTAGATATAAGATCACAATTACTAAAAGGTGAAAAGCCTAAAGCGTGTGATGTATGTTGGCGTTTAGAAGATTTAGGAATACAAAGCAGTAGACAAAGTGCTTTTACTGAATACAACGATATCGGACTAAGGCGTGATAGTAGTATGCACAGTAGACCTCCATTGCCAAACAGTTTAGAACTGAGATTGGGTAATTTTTGCAATTTAAGATGTAATAGCTGTTGGAGTCTAAGCAGTGATAGAATACATGATGAGCGTATGAAAATATTAGATACAGATCATAGTTTGCCTGGTTGGATTCGTGACGAATGGACAAAAGAAATTAACATGGCAAGTGCTAGTAACATGAATTGGTGGCAAAGTAAAGACTTTGACAATACAATACAAAAACTTGCTCCAACACTTAAAAGACTTTATTTGACTGGAGGCGAGCCAACACTTATACGGCGCAATATAGAAATAATGAATATAATACTCCGCAGTGGCAATGATGAATGTTATGTTGCACTAACAACAAACTTAACACATTGGAACGAAGATTTTTACAATACACTTACTCAGTTTAAAAACGGAGAAGTGCAGATCAGTATAGACAGTGTGTATGATAGAAACGAATATATTAGATTCCCAACTAAATGGGATCATGTAGAAAAGAACATAAACAAACTGTGGTATAAACTTCCCCATACATGGAAAATAAAACATTATACTGTATTACAAAATTATAATTATGATGATATTCCACAAATTTTAGATTGGGTTGTACAGTTTAAAAATAATCACAAAGAGCAAAACTTACTTTATATATGGTCTCCCATAGTCTTAGATAATCCCCCGTACTTAGATATTCGTATAGTAGATAAACAAGTAAGACAAGAAGCCGCTGATAGACTTAAAAATTATGATCCTCATTACGATAACTTAAACTTATATTGGAATCATGGAGTACAGCAAGCAATTAAATTATTAGAATCTGATGCAATGGAAGAAAAAAAGAGACAAAAGTTACTGAGTAGATTTAGAGAATTTAACGATACTATGGACCGCAATAGAAATACAAACTGGATTAGTACATTTCCTAATATTGCCGCAAAGGTGTTGGTATGAATCAACTAACAAGAATAGAACAAGCAGGTGATCCGTTTGTTAATATTACATGGCAAGTAAGCAACTTGTGTAACTTTCGCTGTACCTACTGTAATGAATACAACTGGAATGGTAGTAATTTAAATTTAGATGTTGAAGCTATAAAAGCAGGATTGACCAAACTGATTGACTATGAACTTGCTAGAGGATATACAAGACTAAAAGTATTCTTTAGTGGAGGTGAACCTTGCTATTGGAAACCACTTACTAAAGTAATGGATCATATATTAGCAAGCGGAATGAGTGAAGTCAAGTTTGCAGTAAACACAAATTTAAGCAGTAAACTAAAATGGTGGGAAAAGAATGTACACTACTTTGATGACGTAGTAGCAAGCTATCATCCAGAGTTTGTAGACAGTGATCACTATTTGGAAATATACAAATACCTAAGTGATAAAGTAAATTACTTGTGTGGTCGTATGATGATGCATGAACCCACATGGGATCAAGTAATAGATTTCAGCAAACGTATAAAGCAAGAGATGAAAGATGAAAACTGGCGTATTGAATACGTTCCGATATTTGAAGAACTAAGTCATACCACTCGACCGTACAACTATAAAAATCCAGAGCATAAAAAGTTTTTAGAAACTACGAACCTAGAACAAGATATAAAGTTTGGTGTACCTGCTAAAGCTGAAGGTATGGCAAGTGTTGAAGTATATGACGATGGATCAGTACAGCCTATTAATTGTAATAGACTGGTAGCAGAAAGTCGTAATTACTTCAAAGGATGGAAATGTTTGATACCAATGGAAAGTATTTTTATTAACTGTGAAGGTAAAATAGATATGGGTAGTTGTGGTGTTATGCCTCAGGTAGGAAACTTGTACGATCCTAATTTACAGTTAGATTTGCCAGAAAGTGTGATATGTCCAAAAAGTCACTGTCACTGTGGTACAGACATTTATATAACAAAATACAAGGATAGAAATTATGGAACAACTAGTACAGCAATACTTTGATGCATGGAATGCAAACAGCGTAGAACAACTAAGACCTTTACTGCATGATGCAGTAACACTAACAGATTGGGAAATTAGTGAAAGTGGACTAGAAGCAGTTATCAGTGCTAATCAAAAAATATTTGATGCAGTACCAGGAATACATGTTACTGTACACGATATGGCTACAAGTACAAATCAAGTTATGGCACAAATAACAGTGCATGTCAACGAACAAGAACAATTATCAGTTATTGACGTACTAACTATTAGTAACGACAAAATAACAAGTATCAAGGCATATAAAAAATAATGGAAGAAGAAACCTATTGCGTATTGGCTTACAATCATTTGAGTATTGACCCACAAGGTCAAGTACGTCCTTGTTGTAACTATAACTTTCACAAGCAAAGTTTTAGAGATACCAAATGGAAATTTAAAAGCATATGGAATAGTGATAATCTTGCTGACTTGTTAACAGGGCAACCGCATGTAGAATTAAGAAAAGACATAGAAAAAAATCACAAGCACACGTTCTGTGATAGATGTTGGGTAAGTGAACTTAATGGTGGCGAAAGCTATCGTAATATGTGGAACGATATTTTTAAATGTGGTACCAAAGATAAGTTTCAACATGAGATAAAAATTGAATATGTAGAGTTTACACTAGGCAACAAATGTAATATACAATGTAGAATGTGTAACCCTTGGAGTAGCAGTATGTGGGCTGATGAGATTTATAAAAATCCTCAGTTAGATTTTTGGGATACTGCACCACATCTAAACAAAGATAAATTTGAATGGTACTACACTCCACAGTTTGATAAAATATTTGCAGAAATATTACCCACACTTAAACATGTAAACATGCTAGGCGGCGAACCATTGTTTAATGCAAAGTACTATGAGATACTACAACATATAATTGATAGCGGAAGATCCAAAGATATTGTAGTACAGTTCAACAGCAACATGCTAGCAATACAATCTAAAGTATACGACTTGTGGAAGCAGTTCAAAAGCATACACATCAACATGAGTTGTGATGGTGTTGAAGGTGTAAATGAATATGTTAGATGGCCCGGCAAATGGAGCAAGTGGGAACGTAATCTCAATAGAGTATTTGAACTACAGCAAGAACTAGGAGAGGACAAACTACGATTACAGGTACACAGTACATTGAGTAGTTTAACATGGCTCGACTTAGGTAACTTGTACAACTATACAGCAACATTGCCTATAGGCCCAACTCTACCTTTTCTAATACAAGTAACACAACCTGCACAGATGGATGCAATACATTTGCCACAATCACTCAAAGACAAAGGCTATGAACAAGCTATCACAGCAATAGAAAATGCTGATGCAGAAGATTGGGAGGTGTCAAACAATCGCAGTTTATTAGAGCATGTAATGAATACAGAGCGTGATCCGGATAAGTGGGAACAGTTTATAGTAGAAACAAATCAACTTGACAAAGTACGCAAACAAAGCATACTTTCGTTTATACCTGAATTTGAGGAATACTGGCATGAATAACTTACATCCCATTAGTGAATCTCACAGACCGTTGCGTGGAACTACACTTGATCTTATTTCTCAAGGCAGTAAACATTGTCTGGTGTTGGATACACCTTTTCATTTAGCACACACTGATATACCTTTTGATCAAGTACATTATTTTTCAAATTTAGATACTATCTATCCAGATGTATGGCAGGATATATTAGATAGAAAAACAAAACTTATATTCATGTTTACAGATTGGTGGCACACAGTAAATGTAAATGAAACGCACAATCAGCTGAGTGGTAATTTAATTAGTTTAGACCTTTATAAAATTTGTTATGAACTTTGTAAACGCTACAGCATCTTAGATAACAGTGCTTTTGTAAGTCCTAGTAGTATACAATATGTAGAACAGTTTGACGATTGGCCCATAGTAAATTATAACGAACCATTTAATAGATACTTTGAATTCTCTCATAACATTGAGGTGTTGTACAATACAACACCAATGCAAAAACATTTTTTATGGCTTAATAGAAGGTGCAGAGAACACAGAGTATATGCACTACATCAGGCATACAAAATGGACTTGTTTGATAACTGTATATATAGTTTACACGATTTAGAAAATTTTTCTAACAAAGAGTTTACTAAGTTCCTAAGCGAGTATTTGAATTCTAAGGATATTGATCTAACGTTTAGAAAATTAAAAAAGAGATTGGATCATGGTTATAGTGCAGTTACAGACAAACAGCATATGCCTGAGATAACAGATTTAAAATACTACAGTGACCAAACTTATTTAGATATTGTTGGCGAATTTAATTGTAGTAATCACAAAGTATTTCTAACTGAAAAAGTAAGTAGGAGTATTGTATTAGGAAAACCTTTTGTAGTGTTTGGAGATAGAGGAAGTTTGCATGAACTTAGATCTTTAGGTTTTCGCACATTTGGTGACTTTTGGGATGAACGTTATGATAAACTTGATACAGCAAAACAGCGTATAGATACCGCACTACAAACGTTAGATTGGATAAGAAATAATATTGATATCACACAAGGATATAGCAACGATATGATAGAAATATTAGAATATAATCGCAAGCACTATAATACATTATGGATGCAAAGTCAATTGGAGTTATTTAAAAAAATACTATGAAACCACAACAAGTAATAGAACAAGTTACTGATATGGCAATATGGGAAAATGCTATATGGGTTAATGCTGTGGAAAAAGTATTCTTTGTACCAATTTGGAGAAATGCTAATACTGAGTTTATGCACCTTGCAGAACAGTTTGGATATACACTAGAATACGACTACGATCTGACAGACTATACAGGATATGCATTTGTTAGACATCCAAATAAAAGAATAGCAGGACAAATATGGCGGGCAATGCAAAACCAAAACTACAGTTTACAAGAATGCTTACATTTTATTAACAGCAATGACCTAACCAGAGATCCTCACTTTAGAACACAAAAAAGTTTTTTAGATCCATATAATATAAAATATTTTATAAACTTAGACTATCTAAATCCTGTCGGACACAAACATATAGACAGTGTTATTGAACAAATGAAATTACCAAAGCAAGTTCGCAGTGCAATAGATCCAGATGCTAAAAAACAAATTGAAAAACAGTTGCACAAAAGTAGTGCAATAATAAAATACAGACCAGATATAAACTTAGTTGTGCCCAGTGTAGGTATTGTAGGAGTTGGTAATATTGGAAGTGTATTGTATGATGCTCTAACACAACACAACGTTGTTGTCAAGAGGTATGATACAAGAAATGAATATGACGGACTTGACAGTGTAAAAAAATGTGATATAATATGGATTTGTGTTGACACTCCAACAGTTGAAGGTGAAAAAGATTTTGATTACACAAACTTAAAGTCAGCACTAAGCAATTTTTCAAACAAAACAGTTATTGTTGGTTGCACAGTTAGTCCGGGTACTTGTGCTAAAATTGAAACTGATTGCAAGTTAATATACATGCCTTTTTTAATAAGTCAAGGTAATGTTATGCAAGGTATAACAACACCCGACTGTTGGTTTATAGGCGGCGAGTATGACCAAAGAATTCAAACACTAGTTGAACGCATCAGTTATGCAGTACAGCATTGGGGAACATGGCAAGAAGCAGAGCTAGCCAAAGCATTGTATAATGCATGGATAATACAAAAAATAAACTTTGCCAATTGGGCAGGTGACCTAGCTGAAACAGTAGGCAATGCGAATGCTACAAATGTAATGCAATGGTTAGGTTCGTCAGACCAATTAATAACAAGTAATGCATATATGAAACCAGGCTGGGGTGACGGAGGTCCTTGTCATCCAAGAGACAATTTAATGATGAGTTATGTAAGTAGGAAATTAAACTATGACCCTGCATGGAATCAACACACAACCAGACTAGCACAAGCTGAACTGATGGCGCAACGTGCAGTAGCAACTGAATTGCCTGTGATTATACTGGGTAAAAGTTACAAGCCGGGTGTTGATAGTACTGAAGGCAGTTACAGTTTAGTAGTTGCAGACTATATAGAAAAACTTGGAGGCACTGTCTACTACGAAGACCATTTGACAAAAGGCGATTATTGTTATATAATAGCACATGATAGATGGTACGGACATGAGCCGTCTGAAAATAGTAAGGTGATCAATCCGTGGTAATCAATGAAGCAAAACAATGTCGTGTTTGCGGCAGAGACGTTATGGAAATCATCGACTTTGGTAAAATCTATATCAACGATTTTCCTATCGAGCCACAGAAGAATAAAGGCCAAGCGCCTATGATACTAGATCAATGTTTGAGTTGTAGTCTAGTACAAATGCGACACACAGTAGATCCACAAATATTATATGGAGATCACTACTGGTACGAAAGTGCATTAAATCCAAAACTAAAACAAAATCTACTAGACATTGCTGATATTGCAAACCAACACACACAGACTGGCGATTGTGTGTTAGATATCGGAGCAAATGATGGTACACTATTAAGTGGTGTAGAACAAGATAGAGTCCGCATAGGATGTGAACCTGCTAGCAATTTGTGGTCAAAACTATGTGAACATGCTGATGTAGTGTTGCCCACAATGTGGGATAGTTCAAAGCTACATCACAAATGCAAAGTAGTTACAGCTATTGGCATGTTTTATGATATGGATGATCCCAATGACTTTATAAAAGGTGTTGCAGATGTACTCACAGAAGATGGTGTGTTTATTGCACAGCTAATGACACTTGCTCCTATGCTAGCTAAAACAGACTTGGGAAATGTTTGTCACGAACATTTAGAATACTACAGCTATAGAAGTTTAGTAGAACTATACGAACGTAATGGCTTACAAATAAATGAAGTTAAAGAGAATGACATACAAGGCGGTAGCTACCAAATATATGCAGGACTATATCATAGTGGTAGTATAACTTACTTTGAAGAGATAGCAACTATTGGATCATTTTTTGAAAAAATAAAACAACACGGAGTACTTCTTAGAGCAATTCTCAGCGATGCAAAAAAGAATGATAGTAAATGTTATGTATATGGCGCAAGTACAAAAGGTAATACTATGCTACAAATATGGAAACTAGGCGAATACTTCGAAGGAGCCGCAGAGATACATCCAGATAAGATTGGTAGATATACAGTAGGTACTGATATTCTAATAGAGGATGAAAAAGAAGTATTACAAAAAGCAGATTTACTTTTTGTTCCAAACTTTGGATTCAAAGATATATTTGTTGAAAAATTAAAAGATTGGATACTGGATGGTGGTAGACTAGTGTTTGCAATGCCAGAAGTGGAGGTAGTACATGCGGACAATATTGATAAGCACACCGAGAGCAGGTAGTCACGCTCGTTGTAGTCAGTTTGATAATCCTCTGTACGAATGTTTAAGTCCAATGGATTTGTTATTGCCTAGAGAGGAGAGCTCTAAATTAAATTTAGATATACTCAGTGATGACTTTAACAAAGCATTAGGAATATTAGACTGGGACACAGCATATGATCTTAAACCTAATATGCCAGACAATCATCATATACTAGACTATGATGAAAATATGCAACAAATAAAAAGATACGAGTACCCAAGTAAAGAATATGTTTTAAACATCATACAAATAAGAATAGATAGACTCAAACTACTAGACAACTGGTGTGTTAAAATTATGAGATATCACGGATTAAAACAACACCATATAGAACAGTTATTAAATATCAGTGATAAAACTATTAAGTTACAACGTAAGAGCAAAGTAAATCAATGCATTAGTCAATATCTTGCAACATACAACAACATTTGGCACAATGCACAAGACGAAGAAGTACACAGTATAGACTATGAATATTTCAGAGGCATAGTTCAAGAGACAACCAAAGATGATATATGGACCAGTTCATTTGACCATATTACTACTGAGTACTATGAAGATTTAGATTTGTCAACCAGTAACTGGCAAAAAAACAATATACAAGTTGACTATGATAGACAAATATGTTCTAATATAGTTAATACATTCTTAGACAAACAAGGCCAAGCAATGAATATAAGTGAATCATTTGAAAAAGAATTACTAAACACCGACTGGAGCTCATACTATGATATAGTATCCGATACTGGATATCTCAAATCAATCACAACCAGTATGGACTATTGGCAAGTGCATATGAAAGCACTTGATAAAATAGGTATTAATGTTATGAGTAAAGATATTCAATGGCTTGATATTGGTGTGTGGTTCGGTGTAATGCCTTATATTATGCAAAAGTTAGGATTTACTAATATAGATACTACGGATTGTTACAATCACAGAACTTCACTTGACGGTGAGTTTCAGCAACTGTGGAAACTGTTTAATTTAAATCCACAAGAACTAGAAGTGTTGCCTCAACAAGATTTTAAACTAAACAAAAAATATGATTTAATTACAATATTTAAAAGTAATTTATATTGGAAAACACAAGACGTAATACATTATGATGGCAAAACATTAAACAGAGAATGGCAAACACAGGGCAAAGACGACAAGCATCATACTTACTTTACTGTTTACGATCAACGCGATTGGGATATACTGTTTAAAAATTTAAGAAAACATCTCAACCCTGGCGGAGTTGCTATTATAAATCCTGAACCTTGGGTATATGATAGTTTTGAAAATCTCGGCGAAACAAAGCAATGGTTAGAAAGGACTGGAGTTTATAAAGAAGATTATAAACTAAATGAACTTTCAAAATATCTGGTGGTTTTCCCGTGACTTATTATATTGCAGGCAATAGAGGACTGGTAGGAAAGTATTATACTGAGTATAAACAAGCTCATGGTGGTAATACTAGTACAACAGACTATACACATTACCTAAGCACATATACAGATATACTACAAAAGAATCCTACACATGTTGTTATCAATGCCGCAACTGTGGGAGGATTACAAGAAGATTTAGATCG